ATCGAAACTCTTGGAACTTCTGTTTACAATCCAAATGGATATTTCTCCTGGGGCAGACTTTCCAGTATAACTAGAGATAGTTCTAATCCTATCTCGATTGGCGTAACTGGAAGAACAGTTTCTGGTTTATCAACATATCCTATTCTTCAAAGAAAAGGTTATGGATTAAGAGATAATGGTGCTATTAGAAAAATCCTCCCAGATTAAACTATAAATAGAAAGAAAACTGCTAAAAAATGTCGGCAATTATAACTGATCAATTCAGAATATTAAATGCGAATAATTTTGTTGAGTCTGTTGAGAACGCCAACAACTCTTACTATATTACCGTAGGATTGCCAAATCCTGCTGCAGCAGTTGGATATGGAAGGGTAACTAATTGGGATTCTAATGTTCCTTCCCCAACTGACAATTTTGATTATATTGCTCATACCGTAGATACTACTCTTTTCGGTAAGAAAGTTTCATCTGCTAACTGCAGGAGATTGATTAGAAGAGTAGACTGGACTAGAGGAACTCGCTATGAAATGTATCGACATGATTATAGCGTAGATAATCAATCTCCAGTAACTTCATCTACAAGATTGTATGATGCAAATTACTATGTAATGAACTCTGATTATAGAGTTTATATTTGTATCAGTAATGGAACTAGCGGTATTAACACTGTTGGAACTGCATCTCAAGATGAACCATTATTCACAGATCTTGAACCATCAAAAGCTGGAGAAAGCGGAGATGGTTATATTTGGAAATACTTGTTCACTGTAGCACCTAGCGATATTATTAAATTTGATTCTACTGAGTTTATCTCAGTTCCTAATGATTGGGATACTTCAACAGATTCTCAAATTCAGGCAGTAAGAGAGAATGGAGATTCCAGTGTAAATGAGAATCAGATTAAAAAAGTTTATATTGAAGATCCAGGATTGAGCTACTCTGGAGGAGAAGTTGATATTGTTGGAGATGGAACTGGAGCAAAGTGTGTTGTTACTGTAGATAGTAATGGAAAAATTACTGATGTTGTAGTTTCTTCTGGTGGAAAAAATTATACTTATGCAATGGTTGATCTAGGTCCTCTACAACCATCAGGAAGTATTCCAAACCCAGCAAAGTTGATTCCAATCATTCCTCCTGGAAAGGGACATGGAAACAACATCTATAAAGAATTGGGAACTGATAGAGTTCTACTCTATGCAAGATTTGATGACTCTAATAAAGACTTCCCAACTAATACTTCATTCGCACAAATTGGAGTAATTAAAAATCCATTAAGAGTTAATTCTACCGCCATCTTTGACGGAAATCAATTTAGTGCTACTTCGGCAATTAAATTGAAATTAGATGGAACTATCAGCGGAGAAGAATATCTTACCGTTGGTAAAAAAATTACTCAAAGCGTAACTACTGGTGCTGGCGTTAGTGTTACTGCTGAAGGATATGTTGCGTCATATGATTCGGAAACTAAAGTTATTAAATATTTCCAAGATAGAACACTTAACTATCATCCTTCCGAATATGACCAAAGAGATTATGTTGGAGTAAGTAGCGAAGGTCAAAGATATGCCTTTGCATTTGATGGTTCTGCTATTACTACTGCAGACGGATTCTCTGGATCTGTAGATTCTGGATATACTGGAATTACTACAAATCCAACGGGAAATAAGAATATTAATCTAGGTGTTGAGTTCACAAAAGGTCTTGCCGTATCGGAAATAAATAAGTTGTCGGGAGACGTTATCTATCTGGATAATAGACCTGTTGTCGAAAGGAACGCCAGACAGAAAGAAGACGTAAAGATTATCCTGGAATTCTAAGATGCCACAGAAAACTAATTTAAATATCAATCCTTACTATGATGACTTCGATAAAGATGACAATTTTTATCGAGTTCTGTTCAAACCAGGATTCCCTGTACAGGCAAGAGAACTAACAACTCTTCAATCGATTCTTCAGAATCAGATTGAGTCTTTTGGTAGTCATATCTTCAAAGAAGGGTCTATGGTAATTCCAGGAGGAATTACTTATGACAGATTCTACGAAGCAGTAAAGGTCAATCCGACCCATTTTGGACTTGATGTTGATTTATATTTGAATAGTTTTGTTGGTAAAAAGATTTCTGGAGCACAGTCTGGCGTAACTGCGACCGTTCAAAAAGTTATCTTCCCCCCAACACTGGGAGTAGAAGAACCAACTTTATATGTAAAGTACTTAAATTCAGATAATTCATTTACATTTAATCCATTCAGTAGTGGAGAAACCCTAATTACCGAAGATACGGTAACTTACGGAAATACTACTATTCAGATTGGCGACACATTTGCATCAACCGTCGATACGAATGCAACCTCTACAGCAGCAGCTGTACACGTCTCCAGGGGCGTTTATTTTATCCGTGGTACGTTTGTAGACGTACAAACCGATACGATCGTTCTAGATCCATATACAAACAATCCCTCATACCGAGTTGGTTTTAATATCAGTGAAGAGTTAGTATCTGCTGGAGACGATGATAGTCTATATGATAATGCTAGGGGTTTTTCTAATTATGCTGCACCTGGCGCAGACAGACTAAAAATTAGTGTATCTTTATCTAAAAAAGAACTCACAGATTATGATGATAAGAGTTTCGTAGAGCTTGTCAGAGTTGACAACGGAGAACTTAAGAAACTTCAGAATAAGTCAACTTACTCAATTATTAAAGACTACTTCGCAAAGAGAACTTTTGAAGAGTCTGGAGATTATGCTGTAAGCGAATTTGGAGTAGATCTGGGAGAGTCTTTAGATAATAAGTTATCAAATGGCGGTTTCTTTGTAGAAACCCAAAAGACGGAACAAAATAATGATCCAAGCGAAGACCTCTATTGTGCTAGAGTATCTCCAGGAAAGGCATATGTCAGGGGATTTGATATTGAATTCCCAGGATCTCAAGTTTTAGATGCCGATAAACCAAGAGATACTACAGAAGTTACTACAGCATCTATCCCATTTGAAATGGGTAATCTCATAAAGGTTAATAATGTTCAGGGTACTCCTTTTGTTGGCATTAACAATACCAATAATGTTGTAAAATTGCAGTCATATAGGAAGGGGACTTCTGGGGCATCAGGTATTAATGGCGCAGGGGAAACCATCGGAGAAGCTAGAGTATATTCTTTCGCATTAGCAGATAATGCATATGATAATACAGACTCGCAATTTGATCTGTATATGTTTGACGTTCAGACATATACTAAACTTGTCTTGAATGAGTTGGTATTTGCTGGTTTTATGCCTCAATCCAGTTACATCAAAGGATTGAGCAGTGGTGCAACTGGATATTTGGTTACCGCACCAGGTCCATCGGGAACTACAGGAATTCAACTAACTCAAACATCTGGGCAGTTTATTGTCGGAGAACAAATCTCAATAAATGAATCTACAGAATATAGAAGAACTATTATTGATATTGAAGCAAAGAGCATAAAAGATGTAAAATCAATATGGCAGGAAAGAGCTTCTATCGGCGGTATTTCTACTGACTTCTCTGCAGACACTGCGCTCTTTGAGAGAACACCAACTGGATTTGAAATTACCGATAAGATTACCATTAGTCCAACAGGTATTGCAACTTGTGCTGGTAAGACTTTTAGTGGTATTTCTACAAATTCAGTTATCAAGTTCCAAAGAAATGGTATTGGTTTAACTGCAGCAACATTTAACAGAGTTGCTTCTGTCTCTAACGACTTATTGACATTAACATTAGAAGCATTACCAACGGTATTTGGTGTATGCGACGGAGATCTTCCTGCCGAAGCATCGACAGAAACTACTTTCTCTGTCATGGAACCAAAGATCTTCAATGAAGATAATTCATATTTGTATGCTAAACTATCAAACCCAAATGTAGCATCCGTTAAATTAGATGATTCTAATTTGACTATTTCCCATCAAGTAAGAGATAGAACAATCAGTGCTACAGGAACACTAAGTATTAATACTAATACAATTGGATTTACTAGTGCGTTCTTCGAACCTTTTGATTCTGATAGGTATTCAATTGCATATAGTGATGGTACACTTGAACCATTGGATTCAAGTCAAGTTGAATTTGCAGATAACAGCACTACAATTAACTTTACTGGACTTGCTAAGTCTGGTATTGGTAGTGCAACTGTTAATACTACTATCAAGAGACAGGCAGTACAAAGTAAGCAAAAGGACTTTGACAGAAGTGTTCAAGTAATTGTAAGTTCTACTGCTAGTGGAGTAAGTACAAGCATTACTGGACTTTCTTCAAGTTTCTATTATGGTTTAAGAGTAGAAGATAGAGAAATTTCTCTCAATACTCCAGATGTTGTTAATGTAGTTGCAGTATATGAATCTCTAGGAACTGATACTCCAACTCTAGATACCTTACAATTTGTAAGTGGTCTAGGTTTAGACGTAAATGCAATTGTCGGTGAAAGAGTAATTGGTCAAACTAGCAAAGCAGTTGGTCAAATTGTAACTAGACCTTCTACTACTGATGTTGGATTTGTATATCTAAATGCTAATAAGTTTATTGTTGGAGAAACCGTCAAATTCGAAGAGTCTCTGATTGAGTCCAATCTACAATCCATTGTTCTTGGAAATTATTTGAATATTACTGATCGTTATGATTTAGATGCTGGTCAAAGAGAACAATATTACGATTATTCTAGAATTGTAAGACGTAAACAGTCAGTAGCTCCATCCAGAAAACTACTAATTATCTTTAACAGATATGTAGTTCCTTCAAATGACTCTGGAGATTTCTATACTGTAAATTCTTATTCTGCAGAAAGATATAAAACTGATATTCCAGTACTGAGAAACGGAGTAAGAGCATCTGACGTACTTGATTTCAGACCAAGAGTTGCTGATTTCAATGCTGCTACGGCAACTAGATCGCCATTTGACTTCTCATCTCGTTCCTTTGGATCTTCTAGTGTAAATACGACTGCTGTAGTTGCACCTAATGAGAGCACTCTGCTTGGTTATGATCATTACCTAGGAAGAATCGATAAGATTATCCTCGATAAAGAAGGAAATCTTTCATTGATTCAAGGAACATCTGCAGTCAGACCAAAAGAACCTACAGTCATTGAAGATTCGATGACAATTGCTAGGATCACGCTCCCTCCATACTTGTTTGATGTAGATGATGCAGAAATCACTCTGATTGATAATAGAAGATATACTATGAGAGACATTGGAGGTCTCGAAGATAGAATTGAAAATCTAGAAACTTTCACTTCTTTGAGTTCTCTAGAATTAAGCACACAATCTCTAC